GATCATCTGGTTGGCGGTGTCGGCGGGGTTGAATAGGTTCTCAGCGGTGCGACGGTTCGGGGCGGTGTGTTCGACGGCGCGCTCGATCTGGTGAGCGTAGGCGTCCAGGTCCTGCGGGTCTGCCACGAAGGGCGTGTACCATCGGTTGCCCGGTGCCATCACGACGTTGCATCCACACGCGAGCGCCTCTCGGACGCTGCGGGTGGCGATTCGGTGCGGAACGATTGCCACGTCCGCGGCGCGGTAGACGTTCTCCAGCCCTTGAACTATTGGCTGCACTTCGCCCATCATGCCGTTTTCCTGCAGTGCCTGCCTGAGCGCAACCCAGGCACTGCCCTTTTGGGGGCTTGCGTACACGTGGAGCCGGGCGCCCGGGTTGCGTAGAGCGAACAAGTGGAACGCGTTGATGACGTGGTAGGGTGTCTCATCCTCGCGCCACATACTGGCGCAGACGACGTTGATCTTTGCCTTGTGACCGTGGAACTGGTAGCCGCTGGGTCCGTCAGGTGTCCACTGTTCCAGGTCCACGGGTGGTGTCAAGGCGTGGAGTTTGTGGGACGGTAGGATAGTAGACCAGTAGGACAGAAACTCGGGCCAGAAGGTGACGAATAGTTTGAACCTGGGGTCGTTTCGTATGCGTGTGAGATAGGTGTAGACGGGTATCTTGCCCGACTGCTCCAGCAGGAAAGAGCAGTGGGGCCGGCCGTGGAGAACGTGAACGATAGGCAATTGGAGGGCGTTGAGGTCGTTCGAGAGTCCGCTATGGTTGACTATCGCGTCGCACTGATGCGCCCAGTCCTCGGTCACGATGGGTACACCGCGGTCGGTGCTGGTGCGCGGTGTGACCGGATCCACGATGCGTGCATCCACGCGGGCCGCGCGCTCGGCGGCGACCAGGTCGCGTGTGGTCTCGTACAATCCGGCGCGGTGTGGTGTGACGACTGCGACGTGGGCGACTCTCACGATGCTACCCTGGGGTGCCACTGTCGCAGATGCGGCACAGTGGTGGCTCGCAGACTGACGGGTTGGCCGCCGGCGGTGGAGTAGTCGACTGTGAGAATTGGTGCGCTGGAGGGGTCGGTCCAGTAGTTGTGGGCGCGCCGGTACGCGCCGGTGTCACTTCCGTCGTCCTCGACGAAGAGGACGCAGTGGTCGTTTTGGGTCCAGTAGGCCTCGTTTACGAGGGCCTGGATCAGGGCGGTGATGTCGGCTGTGTTGTATGTATTGGTGTCGACCCAGTCTGTGGTAAAGTCCCAGGTCACGCTCGTGGCGGACCTGGTTCGGGCCTCGAATGACGCGTAATCGTCGGCGGAGAAATCGGCAGGGTCGTCTGCGTCCTGATAGTGTATGTTGGTGCGGACGGTGTCGGTGGACAGGTTTTTGTTGGCGGTGAAGGTGATGTAGGCGTTCGTGATGGTGGCGGCCGGCGGAATGTTGAGTTGCACTCGGAGGGCGGCGTGGTTCCAGTCCGAGTCGTTCCCGATGTAGTGACCGTCGGAGTTGGGGCTGGCAAAGATGCCGGGGGGGTAGGTAAGAGCCGAGTCGTAATTGGATGATTCCTGGGGCGTGACGGTTGGCATGGTGTGTTTATCTTTGTACCCACACTGTGACGGTTACCGAATCGTTGGCGTTGGCCTCGGCGATGGTGGCGACCAGCCGGCCGTGAACGACGTAGGGCGTGTACCATCCGGTGAGGTCGTTGTCGGCGCTGTCCTGTGCCAGCCGCCGGGGATAGATGACGAGGTCAGTCGCGGCCGGTCCCAGGTCGACGATGGATTCGTCCGGTAGATTCTCGTCGTACAGGTCGAAGAGCGTGGTCCCGGCCGGTGGCGTGTCCACGTACTCGACTTTGGCGGCCAGCACCTGTCCGGAGACGTGGGGGCTGTATGCGGTGGCGGTGGCCGAACCGTTGGCTCCGACGGCTGGGCCGGTTGAGAACTGCACTCGGTCGATCATAGGTCCTCCAGTGTGAGTTGCTGTGGGCCTCGGTGGGTGGATTGGCGGTCATTGAGCAGGTCGCGGATGGTTTTCTCCTCGGTGGCCCAGTCATCGTCACGTTCGTGCTCTGGGACGCTGTAGAGTTGGATAAGGCGAGCGATTGCGTCTCCGTGCGGCACCCAGTGGCCGGGTTGGTATACGATCATGCATCCTCCTGGGTGAAACAATGAAAGGCGAGTGTGTCGGCGGTGGCCAGGTCCTGGTACGGCCTGGCTGCCAACGTGGCCCGGGCGATTCGGAACGCCCAGACGGGCGGGCAGTGACAGGAGAGGGCGATGCGGAAGTAGAACCCGAGTAGGTCCGCGCCGTGCATCTTGTGGGACTTGGCATAGTTCTGGTCTGGGCCTCCGACCACAGCCTGCGCGCCAGCCTGTAGGAGTGCCTGGAGCATCGGGCTTTTCTGGATCCCGTCCTCTCGCTGTTGAAACGTGTGGCAGTTGGCGACGAAAACGATGGTGCGGGATAGGTCCAGCTTGTCTATAGTGTCGGTGTCCAGGGCGGTTTGCCAGTGGTCCCCGTACCAGAACGGCTGACTCGGGATGCCGTGTAACTTGACATACAGCAAGTCCGGCTGGTCCAGATGGTCGGGTGTGATCGTATCTTTGGTCCAAGGCGGCGCGAGCAGAGGCTCTACCCCCGCCGCCTTGGATACGCTATCGCGGAAACTGGCCGCGCAGTACGCTACAACTTTCATCGTGGGTTCAGGAGTTGTCCGACGTGGCGATCTCGAGCCAATCCGCGCCGTCCCACATCAGCGTCAACGTGTCGTCGTTGCCGAGCGCGACGTCGGCGGTGAGGTGCGTGTTGGCGCCGTTCTTGATGGTGATGGCGTCGGAGGCGTTCTCGTTGACCAGGACGAGGATCTGGCCGTTGACGACACCGTCGGCGATGGCGGTGGTGGCGGAGGTGGTGAGGGCGGTGGCGGACGTGATGGGCTGGTAGGTGCCTGTGGCGACGATCGTACTGCCGCTGGTGACGACCTCGGCGGTCTGTTCGGCGGCGGTCGTGAATCCTCCGATGACCCACGTGGTGTCCGTGGCGTTGGAGAGCGTCTCTCCGTTCGTGCCTCGGATCTCGGCGCCTCCGCTGTCTATGACTGCGTTGTTGGCGTCCAGGATGTAGTCGAAGTCTGCTCCGCCGTCGGCGTTCCAGTCGCCGGACTCGGCGGCGAAGGCTGCCCCGATGTCGCCGTTTCCGGTTTGTTGGTTGTTCAGCACGAACACGCCATAGTGCAGGTCGCCACCGGCGGCGTTGTTCCAGGCCTCGTTGTAACTGATCGCCGATGCGCGTCCGCTGACGCCGGTCATATCCTGCGCCAGTTCGACGATGTTTCGTTCGGCGGCGAAGACACATCCTCCGCCGGTGGCACACACGGTGACCGTGCCTGAGGCCTTGAGGACCTCGGCCCAGTTCATTGATGCGGCGATGGTTGAGGCGTCCTGTACCGTTGCGGTGGTGTCGACTGTGGCGATTCCGTAGACTCCGACGAGGTCGCCGGTGGTGCCGGAGGTGCCTTGTGCCTTACCGCGCAGGGCGCGGGCTGAGGTGGTGCCGTTGCTGGTGATGGTGGAGTATACCTGGCTTCCGGTCCCGGTCTGGTCGACCGTGACAGATCCGTCGATGTCGACGACGCCGGAGTTGTTCACGGCGAAGAGGTCGGTTCCGGCGGAGGTCTCGACGACCAGGAGGTCCGGGTTGTTCGATTGTGTGCTGTGACCCTGAACGGTGAGTTGCACGGCGTCCGCGGCCCCGTCGACCATGGCGTTATCGGCGATGGTGACGGCGCTGTCGCCGTCGGAGATGTTGCCGGCTATGGCGACGGTGCTGGCGAAATCGGCGGTAGAGTCGAAATCGGCGGCTCCGTCGACTTCGAGGAATCCTTCGATGTAGGCGTCCTCTCCGTTGAGGGTGCCGTCGGGCGTTTCGTCGCCGACACGCAGGTTGCCGGTCGAGACCCAGAGGAATCCATCGGATGCGACGGTCGCGGTGATGGAGCCGTTGGTTGCGTTTGAGAGAGTCTCGTCGTTCTCCAGGGTGATGTCGCCGTTGACGGTGAGGGTGCCGTCGATGGTTTGGTCTCCGGTGAAGGTCTCGTCGCCGGTGTGGGTGACGTCGCCGGTGAGTGAGACGTCGCCGGCGATGGTGACGGCACCTCCGTCGGCGATGCGGAAGACAGAGCTTCCGTTATCTCGAAACTCGACGATGTCGCCGGTCGATTGCTGATCGACGACCAGGGCGTCGGTCTCCGAACCCTGGATCTGGAGCCCCGTGAGGTGGGTCATCCCCAGGGCGACGACCTCGTCCGGAGGAGAGGTCATCTGATCCGGAGGTACCAGGGGCGTGACGATGGGTGAGGGGATCGGGATGGGCTGGCGCTGGCAAGCTGGGGCGAGACAGGTGGCGACGATCGCGGCGAGAATGAGCAGCGTAGTGAGGGTGTTTCTGGTTTTCATTGGGGGTGGTGCTCCTTTAGGTATGCGCGGATGGCGTCGAGGGCTCGTCGACTGACGACGTCGATCAGCGCCTCGTCGGACGCCGCGCGTAGTTTAGCCTGGGTGTCAAACCCGGCCTGGGCCAGCGCGTGGGCCGTGGCCTTTCCTACTCCGGGTATGAGTGTCAAGTCGTCGGCCTGCGGCTCGGCGCGGCCGGCGGGTACGGGTATCGGGTAGAAAACGGGGCTGTGGTGGCCATACAGGTCGAACTTGACGCGGCCCAGGCGTGGTTGTTCGCGGGCGTGATAGATCGGCACGTTGATGCCGAGCGCGTCGATTGCGGCCTGTAGGGTTTCCTGGTCGATCTCGATTGCCATATGGGTGCCTCCGGGCGGACCGTCGCGCGACGGTCCGCCGGGGTTGATGGGCGTCTAGCCCTCGACGAATGTTAGGACGATTGTGAAGTCGTCGGCGGCCACGCTGCTGTCTCCGTCGTAGTCGAGGGTGATGACGACGATGGTGCCGTCGGTGATGTGGGGGTAATAGCGCGTGTGGCTATTCCCATCGCTGTCGACAAAGTTGTCCCCGTCGAACTCGGCGGGTGCCTGGCTGTCGCCGATCTCGGTGGACGTGAGGTACTCGTCCGTGTCCGCGGAGTCTCCGATTGTCAGGAGTGCGGCCGAGTCGTTGGACGCGACGGCCGAGACGTGGACGAGCTGGCAGTCACTGGGCACGATGAATCGGATGTCCAGGTCGGCGGACAGGGTGCCCGGGATGTGGAATGGGACCGTGAACTTGCGTTGCATGGGTTTATCCTCCGTCAGGTTTGAGTGTCATTTGGTCAAGGTTTCGTCAAGTTGCTGTCAGGTTCAACCGACGTTGTGTTTGTACATGCCCCTCCAATCCATGGGCCCGGTCGCAAAGAAGAACCGGACTTTGATGGGCATGACGTCGTTTGAGAACATCAGGCCGGCCGTGGGTGAGGCTACGCTGAAGATCTCGGGCGTGCTGCCGTACCTGAATCCCAAGCCGATGGTGGGCCAGAGTTGGGGATTGCAGACAGCGGCCCAGTTGTTCGTGTCGGTCCAGAGATCCACGACGATAACGCGTTCTCTCGCGCGTCGCAGCCGTTCCTCCCTGCCTTCGCCCTGGGCCTCCGGGTTGATGTCGTTGTCGGCCGTGCCGGGCTCGCCGGCGCTGGCCAGGTACTGCAGGGCGGCCATCTCCAGGTCGGACGGGACCAGGCAATAGACGGGCGCGGTCAGTGCGCCCAACCGCTCGCCAGAGTTCGTCTCCGTCTGCTGACGCATCGCCGTGCGGGTGGCGACCCAGGCAGCCCACGACAACGCGGTCGACCCGAGGTTGCCGTTGGACGCGTGGAATAAAGCCCTGGTGTTTGAGTTGTCGTAGTAGATGTTCGGCCCTACTCCAGAGTTGGCGGTAAAGATCTCGGAGATGGATTTGGACAGCGTGAGCCAGGCGGCCTGGGCCAGGGCACCGGGCATGGCGCGGAGGGTTCGCGTGTCGTCCTTGTCGATCGACTCGAGGGTGACCCCGAGGTATCCGCCTTTCTTGACAAACGTGCTCTGTTGCTCGATGTCGTCGATGGTGAGTTCGGTGTACGCAGCGCCCTCGGCGACGGTCGGCAGCTCGCCGATGCCGCCCAGGGTGATCCACTTGATGGTTTGCAGGCTCTGGAAGTTCTCGGGCCGGACGATCGGCTCCCACCAGAGCGGGTAGTTGGCGTACATCTGGACCACCCGTTTGTTGAGTGCGTCGGCGGTGAGCTTGGCCATGGTGGATGAGGTGACATTTGCCAGGTAGACGCGGTCACCGTGGAAGAGGCCGGTCATCTCCCAGTCGCCACTGAGCAATTCGTAGAACTCACGCACTCCGCGCAGTGGCGGGACTCTGCCGTCGGCCGGCAAAACGCCGTCGAGGAGCGCGTCCAGTGCGATCTTGACCTGGTCCAGGCTGTCGATGGCGCCGCGCAGTACCTGCGGTTGCCCTACGCCCTCGATGGTCGTCTCCTCCTCCCTGGCTGCCAGCGTAGCGGTCAGCAGCTCGAGCTGGCCCTCGATGGCCTCCAGTCGCTCTTCTTCGGGATCTGGCACGGGATCGGGTTCGGGCGTGAGGGCGTCCAGTCGGGAGAGGATCTGGTCGAGTCGGTCGGGCGCGGGCTGGGGGGGCTCGACCTGGGATCCGGAGGCGCTCATTCCGGGGGCGGGCGTGAGCGCGGTGACCTGTGAGGTCAGCGCCTCGATCTGGCTGGCCAGTGAGTCGAGCCGGGGATCGTGGGTCAGCGTAGCGGTCAGTGATGCGGTGGCGTCTTGGGGTTCGGGTTGTAGCGTCGGTGGTGCGGCGGTGCTGCCGGCATTGGGCGTGTTGGGTGGGGTCATACTGGTGTGGGGCATTGTATTACCTCCTACGGATTGGGGGACGAACCACACGCGGTGATCGTCCCGGATGGCCTCGAGCGCAGCACGGACGTATCCGCGTGCGCCGGGCGAGTAAACGAAGTCTACGGATTCGACGTGTGAGATTTCGGTGGTGGCGGTGAGTCCTGTATTCTCGTTCAGGTTGGTGCGTTGGAAGAAGACGGCGGAGAGTCCGGTCTGTGGTACCGGGCGGCCGGCCTCGCGGTCGGCGAGCATCTGGTCCATCAGAGCGCCGACGAAGGCGCCCGGGCTGCCGGGTTCCTGATCGTATAGCCGGATGCCGCCGAGCAGGGCCTGTTCGTCGTCGCTCCACCTGGGGTCGAATGTGACGCCCACGAGGTTCTTGACCTGGGGGGCCTGGTGCCATCCGAAACCGAACATTTCGGGATGGTCGAGGAAGGATGACAGGGCGTTGAAGAGAGGGGCGGCGGCTTTGACGGGCTCGGGTGGGATGATCCAGTCTGATTCAGTGCCGTCGGCTTTCATGACCCGCCCGGGTGTGAGGAAGACGCAGTCGTATTCACGTCCTGCGGATCGGGTGGCCGCGTCGACCGGTGCCAGGATCACCCGCCCAGCCTGGACGTGCGCCAGGAGGGATTCTGGGCCCGGGTCTGTCGGGATCGCGGCGTTCTCCTCCTTGTCGAGCCCCAGGGCGTGCCTGTGGGCGCTCAGGTGGGACTTGATCGCGTCGGAGGCATCCTCTCCGCTTCGTGCGCCCTGGGCGGCTGACCACGCGGCGTTGAGTCCCCCCTTGTGGAGGAACATCTCGCCCGTGGTATACCGGCCGTCGTCGTCTGGATCCCCGCCGTTTCTCACCCAGTGGTGGGGGTATCGCCGGCCCTCACGGTCGGCAAAGGCGCTGTCGGGCAGGTTGGTCTTGTTGACCGAACTCCAGGTAGGTTCGGAATCTGCGGTTTCGCTATTGTGTGTCAGTGCCATAGGTGCCTCTCAGTTGTCCGATTTTCCGGCTATTCGTTCGTCCGATTTTCTGGCTGTTTGTCGGGCGTCTGGTTTAGGATCTCCTTTACCTCGTCTTCACCGATCACCTCTCCCGCAAATTTGAACGCCAGTCTCACGGCCTGCTCGTCGGTGATCCACCCTTGTTCTTTCATCGTCCGGAGAGCCTCGGTAATGTCGTGTGCTGCTGATGCCAGGCTCTCATTGTCGGCGCGGGCGACCTCGGCGGTGTGGGTGGTCAGGCCAAGGTCGTCGGCCGGGTCGACGGGCTGTCCGAGCGCGGCCTGGTGCCGGTTCCAGGCTGCGGTGACCAGGTCGACGAGGAAATAACCCAAGTCCGTCTGTCGGTCGGTGTAGAATCGGGCGGTGGGCTCCCCCATTTCCTTCGCGGTCGCGTAGTTCATGGCGTCGCCCTCGCCGAAATAGTGGAGGCCCACGTTGGCTCCGACGGCGCAGGCTTGGCGCAATATCCTGCCGTCTTTCTCGGCGTCGTTGGCGTTGATGTTGAGGTCGTGCATCGTGACTGTTTCACCCTGTCCGTGCACGTAAATGCCGGCCTGGATGGGGTTGGTTTCGCGGAGCTGCGCGCGCTTGGTCTCGACCTGGGTGTCGTCGGCGATCTGGACGTCCAGTAGACCGTTTCGGGTGCGCTGCCGGTTGAGTCGCACACGGTCCTTGAGCCACTCGGAGTACCTGCGTGCCCAGGGCAGGACGGTGGTCAGGTCGCCCTCACCGCGCGTGGCCCCGACGGGGCGGTTGACCGCGAAATGGAGCATCAGCGGTTCGAGCTTCCCCCCACTTCCGCCCCGGGCTCTCTTGTAGGCCTTCGGATGGCCCGGGCCGTTCCACCATTTGCCGTCGACGGTGTTGGTGGTCTGGTGGTATTGGATCTCGGTCTCGTAGTCGTCCTCGTCGGTCTCCAGCGTGTCGATCTTGCAAGCGGGGATGAGTCGAACGTAGCTCATTCCGTCTACGCGGTTGGTGAACAGGACTGGGAACGCCTCGCCGGCGCGGGTGAGCTCGTCACAGATGGGACCGAGACGGCGGTCAATGCGGTTCTTGGGGTGCTTCCAGAATGCGGTGATGAAGTCCTGGAGGTCGGGGCGGTCACTGGTGATCGTGATGCCATTCCCGACCACGTATGACCGGGTGAGGGTGACGATGCGCCTGACCAGAAAGTTCTTGCGCCAGGCCTCGAGCGCGTCGTCCAGGTCCTCGATGCGTTCGCCCCAGGGCCGGTCCAAATCCGTTCCGCCGGACATCTGGCTCCAGCCGCTGGAGTCGTCCACACGAACGCTGACGGCGCTGGCCACAGCGCGCTCTACAGCGCGGTCGATGGTGGGGCCGAATAAGGCTCTAGCTAAACGCTCTCTCAGTGTCACCGTTGTGGTATAGCCTGACGAGCTCGCGCAGCGCGCGGATCTCGTCCATTGCTGCCTGCAGGATCGGCCGGGCGTCGTCGTCGGCGCGGTTCCTGAGCAGCCGCAGGGCGTCGATCGTGTCGATCGTCCCGAATTCGGATGGGCGTTGGTTTGGGTCTGGCATTGTCAGTTATGTCCAGTTGGTGGTAGGAGTCCTCATAACCTATGTAGTCGGAAGTTGATTTGAGCCAAAAATGAACCTAAAATGAGCCTAAAATGAACCTCTCGTGTGGTAGGATTAGGGTTCGCGCTCCAGGATCGATTCTCTGCCGGGGAGTTTTCGGTTCCTGGGCAATTTTCACCATTCGCCCTGGTCGATCTCGTCGAGGGCGTCGTCCGTCTCCACTACGGCACTCTCTCCCGTGCCGGGCCACTGTTGCTTGTCGAGCGCTCCCGTGAGCGCCGCACTGATCAACAAATCGTCGTGTCCTCTGGCAATGAGTCCGTCATACGCTGGCGTCTCCCATACCCCCCACTTCATCGACTGGCCCGGGCCCCTCCGGATCTCCTGCTGGCAACTCTCGACCTCGTACCAGAACTGCCGGGTGTCTGGCTGCTGATCGTCGACGTAATCCTGGTATCTGCCCGTCTCCACGATTGCGAGAAAGTCCCACCCGAGGTCGCTCTTCACCTTCGGACTGAACAGGACCGCGATCAACCGGTCCGCGAGCGCCTTCGCCAGAAAGCTACTCAAGCCTGCGCCGACACCCGTGGAGTCGACCACCACAAACATCGCGTGCCAGTGGTTGGCCAGCGCCAGGATCTGACCGTACAGCGAAGCGTGTTTGACCCCGAGCCAGAGCTTTCGGTCGACCGCGCGGTATGTGGGCAACTGACCATACGGTGCGTCGACGTCGACCACGGTCAAGGCGGTGGCATCGCGCTTCGTGTTGCCGAGGAGCATCCGGGCCTGGGCGTCGCCCTCCTGCTCATCCTCGCCGGCGACGTCCACCAGGATCGCGTACCGGCGGCCTGGGACTGGCTCGTGTCTGCGCTCGTGATCGCCGCGCATCAGCGCCCGGCGCAGGGGCGGGAACAACCCGCCCTGGGCGTCGATCTCCTCCAGGAAGTACTGAGTGCGGATGAGCGGGTGGTTCCGGCCTTGTCTGGCGACCTCGTCCGCGACGTAGGCGGCGTACGCGGGTAACTCTGCGCCTACCCGGTCTGCGTCGTACTTGAACACGCGGCGGATGCCGTCCTTGGCCTCGAGCCTGGTGAGGTGCTGAATGGTGGTGGCCAGCAGGGTGTCGGACGTCCAGGCGGTTCCCCAGAGGACAGTCGTCACGTTGGTGCTGGCTCCCATCGGCCTGAAATCCTTGTCCCACTTGTCGGGCCTGACGTCCTGGGCCTCGTCGCATTCGAGGAGCAGGTCGGCGGTGGCTCCGACCACGTTGGAGTGGGGATCGGCCGAGAAGAACATACACCGGGCCTTGCCCAACTGGACGATGTATCCCTCGCGCCGTTTGGCCTTGCCTGCGCTCCAGGAATAATCGAGCCGGTCCATCAGTCGCATGATGCTGTTCAGGGTCTGCGGTTTGTATGTGGGGCTGGCTTTGACGATCTGGCCACCTGCGCGTTTGTGAAGGTACAGTAAGTAGGCCTCTATGTGCGATGAGAGCTCATTCTTTCCTGCTTGTCTGCTCATCATCACGGCGAAGGTGAGGCCGCGGTGGTTCAGGATGGAATCTGTTATAGCCTGGGCGGGCTCGACCTGGTAGCCGCGGAGCGGTCTGTGGATGACGAACTTGCTGAATTGCTCCGCGTGGTTGAGGAAATCGATCGCGTGGTCACGGGTGAGTCCGTCGGCGAGCTCCTCAAGTCCCAGAGTGCTCCTCCATCTCCGCCCAGAATTGGGTAAGCGCCTCCTCCATGATACGTTCGACTTTGGTCTGACCGGCCCCGGCCTCGCCGTGCGTGGCCTTGAGATCGCGCTGGAGCCGGCCCAACCTGCTGTTCAACTGGCCATGGAGAGCGAGCAGTCCCTTGAGTTCGTTGGGCTCCAGGTCGTCAAAGTTGAGGTCGATGTAACGGGAGAGCCGGTCAATCTTGGCGGCGAGGTCGTCGATGCGGACCTGGAGATCGGCCGGATCCCGCTCGGGGTCGGCTGCATACGCCCCGTGTTTCTCGGCGTTCTTGTTGCCCTTCGGTGCCCCCGGGTTCTGGGCGCCCTCGGCGTGCCTCACGCAGCGGGGCGGATCCGATCCTTTCTTGGCCCAGGCTCCGCACGGGGTCCCATCTTTGTTGGTGCCTTCGCAGAGAGTGCCCACGGATCAGAAGCGCCGGGAGTTCGATGACTATGAACCGCGCCAGCATAAGCCTGGCGCGGTATGCGAGTGCTGTCACCGGCTGCGGCTAAGACCGTCTTCGAGGGCGACGCCGAGGATGTAGGCGACGATCGCGGCGACGGCCTCGACCATCGCGGCCTCGCTCATTCCGGCGCGTTCGCCGAACAGGGCCACGACGATGGCGACGATGGCGGCCCAGAACTTGCGGGATTTGATCAGTTGGATGAGCTTGTTGACGTAGGGGTCCATTTGGCCTCCGGGTATATGGTTCCTCCCCCTCGGCCGGGCGGTTCCTGGGGATCGGCGGCCTTCGGTTGCGCCCGGCCTGCAAAAGGAGGGTATGCACAAAAAAGGGGTCAGCACAGAGATGCCGATCCCCTTTTTCCTGGTGCTGCCCCTGGAACGTGTACGTCGAACCCGTGGGGGCAGCTATTCGATTGGATATGCGGTCAGTTTAGCACGTTTGTTCGTGGATGTCAAGTGTTTGTTTCTACCGGTTTTTGACCTCCCTCGGGTGCCTGCTGCGGCGCCCGAGCTGGTACGCGGTCTGGAGGGCCAACCGCATCGCCATGGCGAAGTGGCTGGGCTTCCCGGTCTCGAACGTGGCGTTGATGGCGTCGAGCACGTACACGGCCAGCGCCTGCAGGTCGGCCTCGTCCATCGGATTGCGGCGGGCCTCCTCGACCGTGGCGTTGAGCAGGCCGGCGACGTGGTTGGAGAGTTGGAGGTGGTGCGGGTCGGTGAGGTGCGTTGCGGGTGTCTCGGCCGTGTAGGCGGCGTAGAGTTCGGTCATTTGCCGTGCCTCCAGATCTTGGACATCTCCGTGTCGGCGTGCGGGTCTGCGGGGTCAATGCCGTGGGCATCGAGCAATGTGAGCAGGAGGGCGATGGTGAGGAGGAGCAATCGTCTGATGGGGATATCTCTGAGTGTGTTGAAGCTCATTCCTGTGAGCCGATTGATTTGGATGAGCAGTGCACGGTCGTTCATTTCTTCCTCCTTCTCTTCCGCCGCTGGTAGGCGCGGCGGTTCTGGGCAGCGCGCTTGCACCGGTTGGAGCAATAGCGCTGTGTCGGGTGGTGCGTCCTGAAGACGGTTCCGCATTGGGCGCACTCGCGTTCGAATGCGCCGGTCGGGTCGGTGGCGAGGGGACCGATGTTACTCATCTAGGTTCCACCTTGTGATCGGCGACACTTCAAACCGATCACACGTGCACCGGCACGCGTCGAGTCCGTCTGGTCCAAACTCTCGGAGGATGTAACATTCCCCCTCCCGGTCACAGAACCAGCCGGCGGGATGGGGGTAAGGGCCCTTGACGGCGTACGACCTGCAAAACTGGCACACGCGCGGTATGACGAGTCGTGCGTTCTTTGGCTTTGCTTTTCGTCTCATGGTGACCTCCAGTACAAGAGCGGCAGCTCTCGTCTATCACGTGCTCGTTGAGTGTTGCGCCTCTCTTTCTCCAGCGCCTCCTGGGCGTGTGGCGAAATCCAGATCGCCTCGGTCCTTTCGGCACTGGTGATCGCTCCCCCGCCGTTCGTCCTGGCCTTGAACTCTTTCCGCACCCATCCGTAGGCCTCGTACAGGTCGGCGTACAGGTCCGATGGATACCCGGAGATGATCACCATTCCCTGCAGCGACCTGGCCAGCTCGGCTAATTCCACGTGGTCCTCGTCGGACATCTCCACGGCGTAGATGTGCTTCCACTTCGATCGGGTGGAGTGGAGGTAGGGGGGATCCAGATAGAAGAGCGTGGTGGGTGCGTCGCATTGGCGGATGACGTCCAGCGCCGGCCGGCACTCGATCTGCACGCCCCGGAGCCGGTCCACGATCGTCCAGAGGTGGTCTGTGTCCCGGAAGTTCATCGACGACGGTTTCCACAGCGTCCCGGCCTTGACCTGGTACCTCCATCCCTGCCGCCGCCTTGCGCGCCCGCCCCCGACGAACCCCTGCCAGCAGGAGACGTAGAACCTGCGGGCTTCCTCGACCGGATCGTCCGATGGCTCCTGTGCTAACTCATACTCGGCGCGGGCCCAGGGCGTGAGCGTGATCGCCCTGATCAACTCGTCCGGGTGCTCCCTGAGCACGCGGAACAGATTGACGACGGCACCGTTGAGGTCGTTGTACACCTCGAGCGGCCTTCGCGGCTTGTACAGGAGCACGCTCGCGGCGCCGCCATAGGGCTCGCAGTAGCACTCGTGGGCCGCGGGCAGGTGGGCCAGGATGAAACGCACGATCTTGGCCTTGCCGCCGTAGTATCTGACGAGCGGGTGTGCGGGGGCGGTGGGGGCGACTTGCATTACTCGGTCTCCGGTTTGAGCTCCTGGGGCAGCCACCAGGAGGGGTAGGTTGCTCCGTCCAGCTTTATGCGGTAGGACTCGGTCTTATCGGCGTTGACCTGAACGACAGCGCCGGCCTCGCCGTGGGATGTGGAGTGCGAGTTGGCAATTTTCACCCGGTCCCCGACCTGAAAGGCCGGCTGGATCAGCTCCACGTCTGTGGAGTGCATCCAGGCCGGCAGGTCGCCGTCGGCCTGGACCGAGATCCACGGCGACGCCCGGTCGTCCGCCTGTATGACGGTGCCGGTTCGACCTTGCACCGGGGGTGGTGCCGTGTCCAGGATCTGGACCCGGTCCAGGGGTTGGAGTCTACGGTTGGTCATTGGGTTCCTCCTGGTCTGTGAAGTAGCGCCGGGCTGCGATCGCTCCTTGCGCGAGCTCCAGCGCCTTGATGGGTTCGATGCCTGTGGCGATGAGTTGCTCGGTTAGGGTTTCCAGGGTGGCGGGTGAATTCAAGTCTTTGTCCTCTACGGCGTTGGCGAGCCTTGTTGCGAGCGCGTGTTGGCGTTCGGCGTGTTCTATGGCGCGCCTGTGTCGCTCGACTCGGATGGCCTTCGAAGCCACGTCCTTGGCGTCGCGTGGACTTAGGCCGGCATCCTCCGCCAGGATCTGCAGGCTGACGTGGGCGGAATAGCCGAGGTCGTCCGTCTGTTCGGCTGCCTCCAGGGCGGCCTCGTAGGCCTCCCGTTTCTCCGGTTTTCGGTATCGGTTGGACTTGTGATGGGTGAGTCTGGGCTTCCAGGGCTCGTCGGTGACCTGCCGCTTTAGAACAAGCGTTCTACCCTGGCGCTCTGGCGCATCCGGGTCCACGAACCGCGTCAGTCTGCCGGCCTCCACTGCCTGACTGATGGCCTGCACACTGACCCGGGCGATGTCGGCGGCCTCCTGGAGTGTGACGAGGAGTCCCTCGTACGCCCACAACAGGGCCCGGGCACACATTACGCCCAGCGGCGTGTCCCAGAACTCGGCCGGGGCCTGCGTGACCTCGGCGTACCCGGGCACCGGTGGATCGAAGAGCCGGGCGACGATGTCGCCGACGTCGTCGATGAGGTAGTCCTCGTCGTCGCCGTCTGGGTGATGGTCCAGGTTGCCGGCCGCGGCGTTGGCGACGTGCGTGAGCGTGATGGCCAGGCCACACCCGGCCAGCGTGGCGGCCGGGATTGGGTCATAGTTGAGCGCTGGATCCAGGCTTTCTATCTCCACGTGTCGCCGTTCGGCGTACAGGCTTATGAAGTCCGCGATGCAGTTGCGGTATTCGTCTGGGGTATGGGTGAGTTGTGTAGTGATGTTCATGGGGTTGGCTCCTTGATTGGTAATTCTGGCGCTTCGATGAGCCGGAGGAACTGGTCCTCCGGGAGTGGGATTGTGTACGGGCGTGTGTCCCAGTCCCAGTCTTTGATTTCTGTCTGGTGACTGAGTGGGAGGTCGAGGGTAATGTCGGCGGCGAGGTTCTGGGCCTCGTCGGGGTTGGTGGCCTGGAGGACTTGGCCGACGTGGAGTGTTTCCGGGTCGTCGACGTGGCCCTGGCAGAACTCGCAGCTGCAGAAGTGGATGGGCATGTAGATTATGACACCTTGAACTCTGTACCAGGTCATCTGACTGGCTCCTTCGCGTGCAGCCTTTCGCTTGCGCGGTAGATAGGTTCGAACCCGCACTCTACCGTGAAAGTTCTGTCCGGTTGTCCGTCGCGGGTGACGATGACGTTAAGCTCGGTACCTTGGTAGGCAATCTCTCCCTCATCGTAGGACGCAGCAAATTTCTCAGCGGCGTTCTGGGCGTTGCGTGCCTGTATCTGAAGACTGTACTCGGGATCGTCGGCCAGCGTGACTGTCCACACAGGCGGGCAGGTGTGACGGTATCCGGGGAGGCGGACCTCTCCGCAGATCGGGCAAAAGAATTTACTCATTGGTCTCCTTTCCGTTTCAGGTAGGCGCGTAACAGGCGCCGGATTTTGGTGCGGTAGCAAGATACCTGGTCAGCGGGGATATCCAATTCCTGGGCAATCCCCTCGACCGTGGCGCCCTGGCACAGGAGGCCTACGATCTGTGCATCCCGCACGGCTGCCTTAAGCGTGCGTTCGCCTCCACGTGCCCGGGCGTCGATGAAGATGTCTACGAGTTTGAGCAGGATCTCGGGTGGGAGTCCTTCCCTGGCCTGATCTGGTTCGTCGATGAACCGCTCGGCCAGGCTCTCCCCGTCCTGGCTCGTCGGCCAGGCGGTGGCGTCACTCTGTGGCGTGGGTTGTGGTGGGGCATCGTTGCGGCTCCAGCCGGCCACGTAGTGACGCCACCACTTGAGGGCAGCGTTGCGCCCGCAGACGAGGGCGTAGTTTTCGCCCCGGTTAAGGTTGCGCCAGATGGCGAGGGCAGCCTCTTGGCGCATATCCTCTAAATCCTGGGCGGTGCAGTTGTGTTGGAGGCGGCGGGCAGCCTGGTGAGCTGCCCTGTCTGCGAGCGTGTACATTGACCTTATCCCTTCGGGACCAGGGTCACGAGCCGCACCTTGTCGTCGTCGATGCGCACTTGGAGGACGGCGTTGCCGTCGTTGGTCAGGCGCTGGCGCTCGTTACGTTCGGCGTCACTCCCGGGCTGGAGGGGACCGGTGACGATCAACTCGGCCCTGGCCAGCAGTGCCATTCCCTGTTCCCACTGGGCTCGCTTGGCCTTCACGAGGTGCCCCCCGTCGTCGATGCCGCCGAAGAGGCTGCGAATGCACTGCTCCACGTTCTGCGTGTGGGCACGGGCCTCCTGGTTGATGCGGGCCGCGATGTAGGCGGCCCACACCTGTTGGTTGGTGAATCCGTGGCTGCCGTTGGGCTTGGGTCGCCCTCGGCTGTGACGTGTGGTTCTGGGCATGATCGTTCTCCTTTCGAATATGCTCCGCCCGGGCCCTGCCCGGCCCGGGCGGGCTTGGGATCTACTCAGGCTCCAGCCGCTGGCATCCGGGCGGCGGGATCTGGATCTGTCCATAGGGCGTCTCGTGCCAGGGGCAATCGTCCGGCATATCCTGCACGCGCTCGACGGTGATGCGCTCGACGCAGTACACGTGGGTGAGCATCATCGGTGGGTTGGCGGGATTGAGGCGGGAGAACCAACCATCCGGGTCGGGCTTCGCGTGGGTGCTGTAGATGTAGTCGGTGTCGAGGTATGCCTGGCCGTCGTCGGTCGCGGCGATAGCGTACCGTATGCAGTAGATGACGTGCGGGTAAAATGCGTCTTGCTCGGCCTGCCGGTGGTTGGCTTCGCGTTCCTTGCCGGCCTGCTCGATACGCTCCCAGGCCTGGTTGAGTGCCTGCTCGACTTCGGGGAAGCGGGTGTAGCATTCGACCTCGTCCAGGTCCTGGTAGAACTTGGCCTGGGCTGCCTCAGTGATCAGTCGGGCGATGGTCTCCTGTTGCTCCGTCTGTCTGGCTGCCTCTGCCTCTGCCTGCTGGCGCTCGATGCGGTCCCGAGCGGCATCCAGGGCGGCGCCGACGTCGGGGTCGTCGGTCAGTTTGTGGTTGCGGACGATGCCGCGCAGGTAGTTCAGACGCGAGGTGGTGGTGGCGATCGGGGCGTTGTCGAGGACCTCTGTTCGGGCGTTGACGCGTGCCTGGGCGGCTTCCGTGATCTTGGCGTCCACCTTGTCGCACCAGTCGGCGATGTGGGCGGGAGTCAGGCCGTGTGCTTCACCGCGGTTGAACTGGCGCGGGGTGTCTCGGTACGTGAGGACGAGGACAATGCGTCCTTTGGAGTCGGTGGTGATCTGCGCGTGGAGCTCCTCTTGGATGTCTGGGGGAAGAACGTTGTTGAGGTCTATCTGGAACTCCCGGCGGGCCGCTGCGTGTGTGCGTTCATTGTGTTCGCGGTCCCTGTCCTTGGCTGCCTGGCGAGAGTCTTTTGCGGACTGTCTGAGTGTTGCTAGTGCGTTCATGGTTCTGGTCTCCTTTCGGGTTTGATAGCCCCCCCAGCCCTGCCCGGCTGGGGGGGGATGGACTACTTGATCTGCACAATCCAGTCCCAGGCGGACCAGACATTGTGGATGATCTGGTCGATCCAGGGACCTTCATCGTGGTCGGTGTAGCCGTCGACCTCGCTCCGGTCGTTCTGGGTGTGGGCGATGGAGATGCGGCTGTTGGGATACTCGGCGGCCAGGGCCTGGGTCAGTTGGGCCTGGAACTGCTGGGCGCTGGCGACGGTGTCGATGCGTTCCTCGTCCGGGTCCGTTGAGCCATAGAGGCCGTCGTCGCTGAATTCTACGCGGATGAAGGTCGGTTTCCGCTTGAGGACGATCACCCAACGGGAATCGCCTGCCCCGTAGGCTCCATAATGTGCCCACAGGTCGGTTTTGCCCTCGACGGCGTGCTGGAATGCCTCCCAGTCGTCGCAGTGATCGGCGAGTTCGAGCACGTCCTCGATGTTGAGCAGTGCGGCGATTTCGTCGTCGTCGAGATAACTGACCGGGTTGACCATCTCCCCCAGTCCGGCGGCGATGACGGCCTTGGCCTCGTCGGCGGTGATCGGCTCAGACGGCAGCCAGGCGTTTCCGTCGGGATCTCCGCCGTTGTCGCCGTACAGGCCGGCGAGTTCGTCCAGGATTGGCCAGGCCTGGTCGGTGGTCTCGTCTTCGAGAAGCAATGTTTCGCGTTTCATCGGTTTGTCTCCTTTCGTCTGGTTCTTGCCCCTCCATCGGCCGGCGAAAGCAGTCGGTCGATGGAGGGGACTGTGATCTACGCCCACTCGAAGCGGGCGGGCGGGTCGATGTCGTCGGGCATACCCTGCTCGTCGTAGCGGTATCCCCACGGTGCGGGCTGGTTGAGTTCCAGCCCGTTGCCATTGCAAGCGTCGATGAAGGCGTCGGCGAGCCACTCGGCGGCTTCCTCGCGGTTGACCTTCCAGTCGTCGGGCGCGAGCTGCTCGATGGCGTCGATCGTGCCAATATCCTCGGCCTCGATGAGGTCCTGTGCCTGGTCGTACAGTCCCAGCGCCTTGAGGAGGTCCTCGGCGTCCTCCGTGCCCTCCCCGCTGCCGTCGGGGTCGATGGCGGGGATCGGGATCACGAGCCAATCCTCCGGCCACGGGTCCCACTGGCGGTTGGTCTCCGCCCAGAAGATGCAACTGCCGGTGCCGTCCGGGCGGACGGCCAAGACGTGGTTGCCGTTGCAGGTGTCCCACATCTTGGCCTGAATTTCGGCCTTGTCGAGCGCGATCACGGGCTTGTCCATCTGTCTGTCTCCTTTCCTGAGATTTGCCTCTACTATACTCGATTTCAATTGAGCAAGATAGTGTCAAATGTCACCCGTTTCGAGTGACAAATGTCACATACTGAATTCTACCAAAATTCTACTACTACCACCCGCAGCCTGCCGTTTGTCGCCTCGTGAGTTTGCGGGCGTGTGGGGTGGTAGTAGTAGTAGAAGTAGAAATCACTCGCTGGCCGTCAGCACACGCAACGTGTGCGCAAAGCGCTGGAGATCGGCGTCACTCGGTGCCGGCCTGCCGCTGATCACCGCCTCGAGCTGGGCGACCCGGTCCTCGAGCTCTGCCAGGCGCTGGGCGAGATTGGCCTGCCCCTGCCCCTGGCGTGCGCGGTCGGCGTAATAGAGATCCCAGTCCGTCTCATTCATCGTCATCCTCCTGGAGGGTTGCCGGTAGCGTGTGACCGTTGGTTGCGGCTGGCTTTCGTGCGCGGATGGCAATCCTGTCCTTGCCTGCCACCCTCATCGGCTCCGGGTACAGTGTCACCCGCTGGCCTGCCCAGTCGTCAGTATCCCCGCTGCCGGTGATGTCGGCGATCTGGTTTGCCAACGTGCGGTTGAGAATGACACCCCTCTGTGCTTCACTGAAGTACAGGACGTACTTGGTTTGCGTTGGGGCTCCAGGGCCTGGTCGCATTTGCTCTGGCTGCATCCGGGCGATAGTGAGGGTGACGGCTTTGCCTTGGAGGTCGGCGCCGGTGGCATATCGGCGTGGGAACATTTGATCTACCTTCATTTGACTGTCTCCTTTTGGTTATAGGTATCCCCGGGCGCAACACTCGGGACACAGGTGATCGTGCTCGTCAATGACTGGCCGCTGGCACCTGGTGCAACGGCGTGGCTGCGGCTCTGCCGGCGGCTCCGGCTCTGGTTCGGGCTCTGGCTCCGGTTTGGGCTGCGCTGCGTCGCGCTCCAGGGCTCTGCATTCTGGGCATCGGATCAGGTAGGCGTTCGTCGGCACAAACAACTCGTTGCATCGCACGCACCTTTTCAGCAGCGACCGCCATACCTCGTAAAATCTGGCCCTCGCGAATTTCACCCACGCGTCGGCGGTGTACCGCTGGCGCTGGTGCGGCGTGCGCGTGTCACGCGTCCAGATGCTCTCGGCCTTGTTGAAACTGAAACCGTACTGGTTCCAGATCGCCACCAGGCGCTCGTCATACCACTCGCTAGGTACGATGAGCGTGTGGCCGTCGTCCGCGAGGTGGGGACCGGGCAACATTCTCTCTCGCTCACCTTCCATCCTCGCCTGATAGGCGGCGTGGGCACTGGCGGCGGACTTGTGCATCCTCCAGGCCTCGATTGACCATCCTGTGGTGTCAATTGTCATGGTGCGCTCCTTTCACCCGTCATATGCGAGGTCGAGCTGGAGAGTTGTTTCCTCCGAGTGCCATTTGCCCGGATCCTGCCGCATCTTTGCCCGCACGATTTGTTCCAGCTCGCGCCGCTTGCGGATGATTTCCCGTGTGGTTCGAATCGGCCAGATCGTGCCTTTCCAGGCGCGTGCGCCATTGCTCCACGTGCGGACAGTGTAGCCGTTGGCCTGGCACCAGTCAAGCGCAGCCTGGAGGTCGAAGTCGGCCGGCTTTATCTCAGAGGTGTTCATCCGGTCCTTGTACGGCTGTTTCTGGTACTTCTGCACGACGATACCGGCGGCCGTCTCGATGAAGTCAATTCGGTCGGTCACGGCGTCACCTCCTGGAAGTCAAAAACCGGCATCGTCTCGGTCATCGCCTCGCCGGTGGCTTCCTGCACCAGCGCCCGGATCTCCAGGATCGCCGCATCCGGCTGGATCCGGTGCGCCAGCAACCGATACACGATGCTCGCGGCTGGATCGCTACCGTTCTGAGGTCCCACCCGCTGGACAATCTCGGCCAGAGCCTGCGCAATCGTGCGTGCTTCGCCGTCGGCGTCGACGTTCTCCGGCCAGTCGAACGGTAGCACGGCATCATCCAGGCGCGCCACGCGCGTGCACTTGTCGCAGGCCGGGCAAAGGAGATAGTGCAGGTGTTCGGCAAAGGCGTCGAGCGGTTTGCGTGGCCACGCGGGGTTGTGGTAGTCCAGGTACTGGATCACTTCCCGGATGGTTGTCCCGCAGGCGGGGCAGGTGTATGGCGGCGTTTGGATCTGGCGGGTTTCGGGTTTCTCGGCTATAATCTTCTCGCTCACGGCTGTCTCCTTTCCGGTTTTGGCTGTTGAGTGTGCCCGGTCCCACGTGTGCGGCGTGGGACCGGGGGCTGTTTCTAGTGCCTGCGCCGGTGGCTTTTCTTCTGCCGTCGTGGCGGGCTCTTGGCTGCCAATGGTGCCAGCAGTGTTTTGGTACTGCGTCCGTCCACGCGCATCCCAAATCGTGCGCGGTGTCGTTTTCGGTCTCTGCGTGTCCATCGGTTTGAGGTTCTCATCGTCTCCCTCCAAAGTGCCGCCTGGTGAATTCCCTGGCCGCGTCGTCGGTCAGTCCTACCCTGTCCACCAGTCGCAGGAAAAATTCGCATTCTGCTTCTTCGCGTGCCGCGTCGCCGTCGGTCTCGTTGAAGTCTGGATTTGCTTCAATCAGGCGCGCAACTGTTGCGCAAAACCCGTCGTCGTGATTGTCAAGCGGAAATCCACAAATCGGGCAAAGGTTACCGTTCATTTGTTCCCTCCCAAGCTTTACAAGTCACCCCCCACTCCCACCCCCCGCTTAGCTGACGGTGCGGGTCCGGGCTTTTTCGCAGCGTTGCCCCGCTGGCGGGTTGTTCAAGTCCTCCTGACCAGGTCGTCACCTGGTGACAATCCTACCCGCCTGGGCTGAGGTCTTCCACAACCCTGCCGAAACAATGCACATGGACCCTGGCCGTTCTCACCATCCTAGCCTGCCTTTGGCGTTAACCTCCTGGGAGGCAACCGCTTCGCCTTCACTCGTTGGGCTTCTCAGCACGGAAGGACTAGGTTTAAACGCCAGATCGGCGGCTGCGGGCTACAACGGCCTTCGATTGTCAACGTACAAGCATATTATAGCGCATCTTTGCGCCATAGTCAAGCCTTTTATCCCAAATTTATCGCCAGTTTTGAAACTCGTGACTTGGGATAGACGCCCCCCCGACAGGCCACAACCCAGACCGGTGCCAGCGGGATCACCCACGCGCCAGGATCTCCTCCCCCCCCCAGCGCGACAAGCACACGGTCGCCTGCACGATCTACCCCCGCTGCGCGCTCTCCTCTCCTCGGCCCGTGGTGGCTCGCGGCGATACTTACGGCGTAAGCACGAACACCAAAAGCGCGGCACCGTGGGGATGGAGACAAGGGCCGCCGCGCGAGCCGCGAGCGCGGTTGGCGCCGCACGAGGGGCAGCCCCCACCCGCCCGAGAGGCGGGCAGGGGCTAACCAAACAACGACAGAGCGCGCACGCCAGACGCGGACGCACCAGGGGAAGGAGGAGGAGCGAAAGCAAGCCGACGCCAGCAGCGGCGAGACGCGGACGAAAACGGCCCGGGCGGGCGCGACAGCGCGCGCGCAGCCAGCCGACGCGCAAGCCGGCGCGCGCGGACAGCGCCAGGCCGAGCGCACACGGAGCGACAGCGGCAAGCGACACACACGGCAAAGCCGCCAGGGCCGCCGGGCGCACACGGAGCGCCCGGCGGCAACGGAGCAGCAGAAGAGGAGGAGCGAGACACGGCACACCTCCTAAGCGCCCGCCAGAAACCCGGCGGACCCAAGCGCGGACACAAACCCGCGCAACCCCCCCGACCAGGAGACGACGAACCCACACCCGGCCGGCCGACGCGACGACCGCACGAGGACCGGCACCGACACCGACCACCCACCGCAGGCCGAACGGCGGACCGCGACACCCACCCCCAGGCGGACGGCCCACGCGCGAGCGAACGAAAACGCGCGCGAGGGGGACCGGAACGCGCACACGAGGACCAGGCGAGAGAAGGACCGGGCGGACGGCCGCAGGAGCAAGCCGGACAGCGACCCGGACCGGAACGCGGAAAAGCACAGCGAGCGAAGCGCAGGAGCAACCACCAGAGCACCCCCCAGGGGGGAGGAGAACCCCCCCCGAACGCGGACCGGGCTAACCAGCGCGGGCGGACAGCGCGCGGCACACGCCAGCGAGAGAGAGGGCGAACCCCCCACCACCAGAGAACGAGGGACCCCCGCAGGAGCAACCCCCCCGCAGGCCGGGGAAACCGACCCGACCACCACAGCGCGCGCAACGAGGCGCGCAGGCCGAGCACAGCCCCGCAGGCGACAGCGCAACGGAGCAAGCGCCACAGCGCACACACGACGGCCCACACGCGAACACAGCCCCACCAGGCGAGGAAACGAGAGCAACCACAGCACACCCCCCAACCCCCCGCCGGCGGCACAACAGCCGCCGGCGAGGCGGGAAAGCGGGCAGGACCCCCCGGGCAACCCCGGGCCCACAGCGCACACCCGCAACCAGGCACCAACACCGCCGCCAGCGGCAGGAGACCCGAACCAGGCGCCGCCCGACCGCGCCGGGAGCAACAGCCGGCAACGCGCAGCCCCACCCAGAACAGGCCCACAGACCGGGAGGACACCCCCCCCGCCGGCGGGAGACCCCCCCCACCGCGCGCCCGGACAGCGGGGACCCAGCCCGGACCGAACGAACACGGCCCCGCCGGCGACAACGGCCGCCAGCGCCCACCCCCCCGCAGGCCACAACCGCAGCCCGGACCAAAGAAGGAAAGAGAAGGAAAAGAGCAAAAAGGACAGGGCGGCGGGAAAGACCCGCCGCCCCGACGAAGCCAACCCGCCGAAGCGGGAACCGGGAAACCCGGCACCAACAGCCGCCCACCCAAGCCCCACACCCGGGCACGAGGCGGCAAGCCGCCCGGGCGACAGGCACGGGGCGGCTAACCCAAGCCGCCCACGCACCAACAGGCACGCCCGCCGCGGCGACGCGGGAGGAAGCCGAACCCCCCGCAACCGGGGCAGCCGCCCCCCAGCCGAGCCGCCAGACGGCGGAACGGACGAGGAACGACGCCCCAGAAGAGCGCCAGCGACAGGAGCGAGCCCAACGAGAAGGCCACAGCCCCCCCCAGCGCCGGGCAGAAGCCCGGAGCAAGAAAGCGGGGAGGGGAAGCACCCCGGGGCAGAGCGCCCCCCCCCGCAACGACGGCCCCGCGCGCACAGGCCAAAGACGAACCGCGCAGCCCCACCCGCCCACCCGCCCGACACCAAGCCGCAGACCCGCCCACCGCGGACCAGCGACCCACGCCCGGCGACGGCAGCCCCGACAAACAAAGAACGCCCCCACAACAGGAGCGAAACAGCCCACACGAACACCCACCCAGACAACGGCCCGCCCCGAAACCCGCCCGAGGGCGCGCAGGGGAAAACGAAGCGAACGACCCCGCGCCGGCGAAGGCCCCGGAGCACCACCCCGCCCCGGAAGGGGAGCCCGGCCCAAAGACCGGGAGAACGAACCGAGAGGAAAAGAGCAGGAGGAGCACCCACCCACCCACCGACCCGCCCCCCACGAACAACCCAATGATACCACAAAACGCGGAAAAACGCAAGGGGAAAACGGCCCCAAAACACGAAACACACCGAACACACACCGAACAGGACGCACAGGCAGGAAGACGCACACGCGACAAGAAAAACCGACAGAGCGACCCGGCAGGCCGACCCGCCAGCGCCCGGAGCACCCGCCGACCGCCCGCTCCGAGAATGCTCTTTCCTGGCTGTTCACACCGATGGTATAGAGTGTAAGTTATTCTTACGTCGAGGTTGTTATGTGTGGCACCTTACGGTTAAGCAAGGAGGGTCTTGGGGGTCCAACAGATGGAATCAGCCTTCAATTGTGCTCGTGCCGGTAATATGAATGGATTGTTGCGTTCGCGCGCGGGATCTAGGTGGATACGGGGGCAACTAGGACCTATTTACGGAACCGAAATCTACGTGGGTTCGGACCCGCTTGTCCTATGGTCTCTTTGTGCTACGAACCGCAGCCTTGCGAGTGGGCTGAAGCCGTTGACGTACGAAGCCTTTCTTCCTCTCTTTGGCTACACCATGGGTTTCTGGGTGTAGCCTCTGTCGAAAGTCACTCTTCGACTGTTCGCCACCTTCGCCGTAGGGCCTACTTACTTTATCAATAGCAGAGGCGGGACCAAAATGGCTGGCGAAAGCTCCCTACAAGAGCGCAGCATCACCTTCGCGCGCGCGATCACCGGTTCACCAAAAAAAGGGGCAGGACTACCACCGGAACCAAACAGCGCCTGGGAGGAATGACCGACGATCGGCTAGAAACTGAGTTCGTCCAGGGGCGTACACGTGTTGTGGATGTAGAGCTGGAGGTTGGGCAGTGCGTTGCGGATCTGATTGTCGAACCGGACAGCCCGATCCCAGTCCGTGGGCCAATTGTGGATCTCGGCCCAGTCGCTCCGAGGTCGCAAGGGACACATCACACACGAGGACTTGACGGGAACAGGCAAATGGTGAGTCTGGAGGTACTCGACACAATCGGCGCGGCTCATATCGAGCTCCAACAACGGCCACCGGGGCACGATGTACTTGACGTCGAACGGCCTGGCGCGTTGAGCCTCGTCGGTCGAGAATCCAATCCAGTTCTCGACGACACCCGGGACCAGGCGGATGGATCGGCGCCGGCGCTCCTCGTTGATCCACTTGCGGGGCGCCCTGACCTTGAACCGGTACGTGCACTTTCTCCAGATCTGCCCCTTGTGACCCTGCGCGTCCATCGTGTAGAACGGCGGATGAGCGTTGGCATTGGGCGGGATGAGGCGACAGGACGGGGCGGGTGTGGTGACGTGGACCGGGATGTCGTGGGATTCGATCCACGGCGTGAACACAGCAGCCAGCTCACGGGTTGGCGTGCGTTCCCACCCGGTGGCCACATTGAGGGCGAGGTCGGGCTTGGGGATGTCTCCGAGGGCGGCCATCGCGGCGATGGTGAAGGACTGGACGCCCCAGGACAAGCTGAGGATGGTGAGTTGTGGCATAACGAACGACGGCGGCCTGGTGGCCGCCGTCGTGGGTGTATTGTAAGGTTGTGGGGGGGAAAAGTCAAGCGGGGTGTCGGACGGGTTTGGGCTCGATCGCCTTCAGGTCGCTCTCACTGACGTACCACTTCCCGCCGCACTTCTCGGCGTGGACGTGGTCGGTCTTGGCCCAGTTCTGGATCGTGCGGATCGGGTGCCCGGTCATGCGCGCGGCGTCGCGCGTGGTGATCATTCCGTCGGGCGGGAGGTGGGGCACCTTTGTCGTCAGCCGGTCACGCTGCCGGCATTCCTGGATCTGGTCGACCGGCACGTAGTATACCGGTGCCTCGATCGCCGGCAACAGCCCGGACCTGATCCACTGCCTGATCGTATCGGGGCTGTTGCGGGTGAGGGCGGCGGCTTCTCTGACAGTTCTGTATCCTGGGGGTATAGGTTGCATCAGTCCCTCCTCAACCACGGCTTTTGGGCCGGGGCGCGTTTGTACTCCTCGAACGGGATTGCTCCCAGCCACCTGGTTCGGTACCAGTAGCGGCTCATATTTCTGAGCTGCGTGTCACTCCACCCGGGCGCCACGTACTTGTTCTTTTCCAGCGCGTCCAGCGGCTGAAACCGCATGGGGTTCGGGTCGATGCCCCACTCGGACTTGAGCTTGTGGCACCGGTAAAGCGCATCCTCCGGCGTGTCGTCGAAGCCAAAGAGGACGTACACCCGGATTTGTTTTTTCGTGATCCCTGCCCGTCGCAAGGTCCATATTGCGTCGTGGACGTTCGTCTCATCCCGGACGTGGTCCCACGCGAGGCGCACCTTGTGCAGGTCCAGCTCGGCGATGCGGGTGGCGTGGTGCTTGGTCAGCAGCCGCGCATCCAGCCCCTGGTTAAAGTCCACGCCCTTGAGACCCTTCAGGCTATCGATTACTCTGTCGAAGTGCGTGCGGGAGCTGGCCAGCAGGTTGTTGTCGCACACCACCGGGTTGCGTCGCCAGACCGGCAACTCGCGGAACTCGCCCTCGATGCGCGGCACTGCACAGAAGGCGCACCTTCTGATGCAGCCGCGCGTGGTGAACGTGGCGTGGGCGTTATGGTGTGGGAGGGCGTCGATGGGGATGCCGTTGACCTGGGCGACGTCGGCCAGCGCCTGGGGCTGGAGCTTGACCGCCGGTCCGCCGGCGAACACCTGCCGGCCCAGCGATCGATGCCAGGCGGCGCGGGCGTAGGCGGCGGCCAGGTCCCAGGAAAAGACGACCGACAAGTAAGCGCGGTTGCCCTCGATCCACTCGGCCGTGCCCGGGGTCCAGGGGTAGGGCTGGGCGGTGCTTGCTTTCACTCGCCTGCCTTCTTCCCGGGCTTGAGCGTGGCTGCCACGTTCTTGACGTCCTCCAGGCTGACGAGCAATATCTTGGGGCCTCGACGCTTCCACCTGATCTTGTTCTCTTCAGTGGCCCAGCGTTGGATGGTTCTGATCGGGATCCCCGTTCGGATGCTGGCCTCGCGGGTGGTGACCATCCCGTTGGGTGCTGCTGCCCTCTGGCGCTGTGCGGCTCGGCGTTCGGTGAGTTTGCTCATTGGGTTGTCTCCTCTGGCGGTTTCTGGTCCTGTTGTGGCTGATAGTGCAGGTCCTCCATGATGCCTGTGGTCAGATCGCCCAGCGCGCCGCAGTCGCGGCATTCGAAGCAGTGGTCGTACCGGTCTACGGGACCACCACAGGATGGACAGCGGAAGACGTTCTGGGCAAGTGGTTTGTTGGTGCTCATTGACGTGTCTCCTTTCGTGTTTAACATTATAACACGTTTTGCGCCAGAAGTCAATCCGCCCCGTTTCCATCCCGGCCGACAATGGTAAAGTGTCGCTCGCGTGGGAGCGGCTGGTCGACGACGGTCCGGATGCCGGCCGGGGCGGCGGTCTGGACGACGGGAGGAGTGACGAAGAAGGTGGGCTTTGGCTGCTGCCCGGCCTGTCGGGCGGCGGCCAGCGCTGCGTCGACGGCGGCCTGGGTACGCCGGCTCCACTTGCGTTCGAGGATAGCGACGATGAGGGTGGTGGTCGGGACGCCGGCGAGGAGGCCGGCGAGGAAACCGAGAAATCCAGCGAGTGTCTCCGTGGACAGGCGGGTAACGGCGGCGTATACGCCCAGTGCGAGGGTGGCGGTGGTGGCGGCGATGAGGAGTGCCCTGTGTCGGCGGGGTGGATTGGCTTGATTTTCCATTGGCTGTCTCCTAGATGATATCGGCTATTAGGTCCAAGAGCTTACAGAGCCACATTCCGCGCGGGGCGGTGTGGGGGTTCCAAGCGGGTACGCGTCCGTCGATCTGTCCCTTGGCTCGCGCGCGGAGGTCCGCTTCGGTCCAGGGGCCGGCGACGGGTGCGCCGGCTCGGTGGAGGATGTATCGTGCCCAGCGGGCCTGACGGTCACTGACGTGGTAGGTGAGGGTGTCTTTGTCGAATGCGCGACCGGAGATGTGTCGGACTCCCTTCTCGGCGATCTCCTTCTCTACGTCCCATCCGCTCCACCCGGCATTACGCATGATGCCCTGGCGCTCGATCGGGCCGTGGAGTCGGTGCTCGACGAGGCCGGGGATCTCGAAGATGGTTCCGACGTATGCGATGAGGTCAATCAGGCTCTGGATGTTCACTTCACGTAGTCCATTGCTGGCAGCCACATCTGGCCGGCCTTGGCGGCTCGTGTGCGCATAGCGTTTCTGGCGTGATGCCGGGCGTCAAGTCTCAGGTGGCACGGTGCACAGAGGGCGATGAGGTTGTTGGGGTCAGAGTTGCTCGGGTCGTGGTCCAGGTGATGGACGCTCATCACGTGCGCCCGATTGACGCACGGCTGCCCGGGCCGGTAACACTGCCGGCCGCACCGTTGGCAGATGTAGTCAGCGTCTGCCTTGATCCGGGCGGCGATCTCGGTCCAGTCTGGGGGGTAGAGTGATTGATCAGCAGGCATGGTGATTGTTCCAACGGTCGTGTGGTGGGCCGGTGAGCGTGTTGTCCCTGGTAGCCTGGCAGGTGGGTGCCGGGGCGATGGCGAAGCCGCCCTGGGTTGTGCTGGGGACGTCGCAGCCGGCCCTGTATCTGTCAGTCTCCATCTGCTCGGCGAGGTTGATGGCGCGGGCGGTTCTGCGGTACCAGGTGCCGGCGGCGTCACGGTCGAATAAGTAGCTGCAGGCGGCGCTGGTGAACCCCCACCTGTAGTCGGTGCCGTCGGCGACGCGGCGCCCGGGCCAATACTCCCACGCGAGGAGCTTTTGAGCCAGTCTGGTATCGTCGTCGACGACGGGATCCGGATCAGGCGCTTCGAGCGGCCTGACCAGGTCCAACGGGTGTGGGCCGGTGCGTTCGGTGACGGGCCGTCGGGCGTGTGGCATCCCGGCGATGATCTTGTCCACCTCGGGCAACGGGGCCTGAAACCGGATCACCTGCCCGGCTGCCACCGCGACGAATGTCCCGCGACCTGGCTGTCGCTCGGCTCCGGTGCCCGGCCACCCCAGCGCGACGTGGGCGTCGGAGGCGCTGGTGACAGCGCCGCAGATGCGCAACGGAAAATTGGCCTTCATCAGCGGGCCCAGTACAGCCGCGCTGGGCTTCTGCGCGGCTGCTACCACGTGGATGCCGGCCTCGCGCCCGCGCTGGAGCAGCCGGGCGATCGCTCTCTCGGCGGGTGCGCCGGCTGTCATCACCAGGTCGGCCAGTTCGTCGATCAACACGACGATGAGCGGGGACTTGGTGGCACGGTCCAACTGGTCTACGAGGCGCTGGAGCGCGGCCAGGGCCTGTAGTGGATCGGCGATCGGTCCCCACAGGCAGTGGCGTAGTTGGCCGAGCTGGGCGAGCTTTTCATTCTGCGGGTCGATGACCATCAGTCGCAAGCTGGCTGCCGGGTTGCCCAGTGCCAGCGAGAGCCCGATCGTGCGCAGGAGCTCGGTTTTGCCCGAGCCTGTCGTGCCGGCGAGTAGGATGTGGGTGACGTCGGGTGAAGTGAGGGCGGCAGCCAGGAGCGTACCATCATTCTGCCGTCCAAGAATGGCGGTGGCTGGTGGGTGGTCGGGACCGGCGAGATACTCTTTCCAGAGGTCCATTAGGCCGAACCGGGCGCGCTCTACGTGGGGAACATCGATGACGAACATCCGGCCGGCCTGTCGGACGCTGCACTTGGGTGCGTCCAGGGCTGCGGTCAGTTCTGGCAAGAGGCCGGGCAGGCGGCTGACCTTCTCACCTAGTACGGGCAGGACCTCGTATTGGGTGGAGGTGGTGCCCACGGTGCCACCGACGACGGCGGCGCGGATTGAGAAGCGCGTCAGCACGACTTCTATGCGGTCACAGTTGGCGCTGAGTAATTGTTCTAGTTCTGGTGCGTGTTGGTTGTCCATTTTGCTGTCTCCTGGTATAATTTGAATGCGACAGGGCAAGGCTGCCCTTCGTTCCCAATCTCCTTGTGATGGCACCGGATCCGCCCCCGCTCTGGATCCGGTGCCGTCGTTTTAGAACCACTTCTGCAGGTTGTGCACTGCGGTTGTGCAGTCTCTGGCCAGTATGGGCACTCCTACCTCGTCTATTTGGGCCGCGACGGTTTCGGGTTGGAGACTGAATGTGTCTGCGATGTGTTGGATCAGTGCTTGGCGCTGCTCGTCGGTGTATTGGTCCAGGTCGAGATCGTACACGAGTTCACCGGTGTGGCCCGGTAGATCGGCGCGATATGGTATGGGAGATTTGACGTAGACCTGGTTAGTGCCAAAGATCTCGGTCCACATCTCGGCGCGCTTTGGGTTGTGTACGATCACCTGAAAATCTTTTCCCATTTGCGTTACTCCTCTGTAGAATTTTTCTCCCCGGCCGTGTGGCCGTTGAGCAACTGAATGATGCGCCCGAAGGCCTCGCAGGCGGCGATGGCCTTGTCGTAGTCGGCGGCGAGGCCTCCGTAGCGTAGACCCTGCGTGTATGATCGGTGGCGTTTGAGCGCCTGGGCTACTGTCTTGATGTCCTGTTGCACTGTTGGCGTCGGTTTCTCCATTGTTTGATGTCCTTGATCCAGCCTGTGAGAAGATAGGTGAGAAGGGCAGCGACGAAAATTACAGCGAGTGTCGGGCATAGCGTGCCGGCGACGATGATAGTGCAGACGGTGGCGCTGGTGAGAATGTCGCCCCAGAGGTCGTTCATGGTACCTCCGGGAGGTCGTGCACCAGGATCTCAACCCCCTGGCCGTTGACTTTGACGATCCCGGCCTGTTTGGCCCTCTTCAGGTGATCACTCACGGTCCGCCGGCTGATGCCCAAGTCCGCCGCAGCCTCGCCTTGGGTTGCCTTCGGATTTCCCGCGAACCACCGCACGGTTCGCAGTGCGTTCCCTAGCTCTGCCACTGCCTGCACAGCCTCCGCCGCGCGTTGCCGTTCCTCCGCCTGGGCCTGCACAGCATCCGCCTCGACCCGCGCAAGCGCTGTGCGTGCCTCCGCCCTGGCCTTCGCAGTGGCTGCCTTTGCCTTCTCAGTCTCCGCCGCAGCCTGCACACGTGCCGCCACCCGGGCGGTCTCCTCGTGCTGGGCGATGCGGAACTTGTCGAGCTCGAGCTGGCGTAGGGCTTGGGCTTCAGCTTGGACTTGGGCATTGGTCTCCTCGTGTTTGGTGTGGCGGGCGTGGGCGAGTGCGCGCAGTCCGGCGATGGCGCCGGCGAGCACCGGGCAAATGGAACCGAATAAGAGCGATAGAAGCGGGTGGTCGGTGGGTGTGGTTGCGCGATAGTAGGCGTAGCCAAACCCGATCGGTGCCCCGCAGGACAGGATGAAGACGAGGGCAGCGTAGATGCGTTCAGTGCGTGAGTGGGCGTGGGTCAATCTGTGCAAGCTGGCTGCAGCGGTCAGGTCCAGGCTGAGCGCGACCACGTACCCCAACGGGCTCCGGTCGGCCTGCTCACGGACGCTGAACGCTGCGCCCGTGTGGCCGGCGTCGGACAGGAACAACACCCACATTGCTGCTGTCTGGATGTCGGTTGTTTTCTTGATCTTGGTCCACAACTGTGCGGTTGTCATGGTGGTCTCCTTTTCGTGTCTAACGGGTTCTTGGCTCTGATGCGCTGTCTCTGACACACTCACGCTCACTCACCTGCCCGCCCCGTCTTCTAGGCCCACGACCACAGTGCCGGTGCGATTGTCCCCAGCATCACGCATAGGTGGGTGCGTGAAACTGTGTACACTCGCTCCTACATTGTGGTTCGTGTGCTGTAGTAGGCGGTGTGAGCGAGTGAGTGAGCGGTGTGAGCTTGGTCTTGGTGTGCGATGGTGTGAGTGTGCGGTTGTCATGGTGGTCTCCTTTTCGTGTTTAGATGATCGGTAGCTTGGTCTGGGCATCGAGGGCGCGAAGGAGAGGCAGTGCCCAGGCGAGGCTCTTGTCTGTTGCGATTCCGAATGTGGTGCCGTCTATGCTGTCGGCACCGATGTGGAAAGCGAAGCGGAAGCGTTTCTGGCTGTTGACTCGGCCGAGATGTACCCACTTTGCACGACGTTTGGCTTGGCGGGCGAGGTCGACGGCTGTGGGTGACAGCTTCCATTTGGTGGTGCCGCCAATGAATAGGGCTTCGAATTTTGACCATGGTACGGTGAGGTGCTCGAGTCCGTCCTGGGCGACGAGGGCGACGGGATAGCCGAGGTTGTGGAGGGCGGGTTCCCAATGGCGGAATCGTTTCAGGGTGGCGCGTGCGTTTCCGACGACGTCGGGTGCAGTCACGAACAGGCAGCGGTGGTTGCGGCTTTGGTGGTGGCAGAGCATGGTTATGAAACGACGGGGGTGGAAGTTGTCTGGGTTGAAGCAATCGTTGTCGGCTGCCCACCAGGCGTTGGGTGTGAAGGATGCCTGGTAATGGACTCGGGGCGTGATGAGTCGGCCCACAAATTGAGGGAAGTTGTGGGCGGCGGCTCGTATGCTGGGCGTGTTGCTTGAGCTGAGGATCATCATTTTAGCTCGGCCTCGATTGCGTGATATGCTGGAATGAGAGTGAAGGTGCCTGCGGTGATGATCAGCGCGGTAGAGATGAAGACAGAAAGGGCGGTTGGGATCCAGGGCAGCCCTGCCCCCAGCCCCAATGGGAACGTGGCTACTCCCGAGGCAATGATGACCGACTGGGCCAGGATCGCGAGCCAGGGAATGGATCGGATGCGGATCTTGCGCAGTGCGTAGGCGGCTAGGGCTCCGGTGAGATCGAAGATGGGCATAATTGCCCAGTCCCAGAAGCCGAATGGGCTGGCCTGATTCGCGAAAAAGTCCCCGAGTGCGAACCCGAGCGCAAACTCGGGCCGGCAGACTGCGAGGGCCTTGAGTGCGTTGGCGGCTCTGAACTGGAGGGCGTGGAATGAGATAGGGGCCAGGGCGATGACGAGAATGTAGTAGAGTGCTCCGATTAGTGCGGCGTATACGGTCCGTTTGGTGTGAGTCATGGTGGTCTCCTTTTCCGTGTCTAAGTGCGGTGTCGTACTTCGTCTGTTGTGTGTCATTTTGGAAGAAACAAACCTACTTACTGTGCGGCTGTCTCCTGAATGATCGCGTAGCACTCGTGCAGGGCGACGTGGGTTTGGGCGATGGCCGTGGCAGCCTGGAGCAAGAGGGCCAGGAGCTGCTCGCTGGTCAGCTTGTTGTCGGTCCACAGCGTGGTGATCTCTTCGATGCAATCTGCTGCCACAGCGTTGGCCTCGGTTGCGTCGTTGACGTATTGGTTAAACCTGGTGCCGCCCACCTTCAGGCGGCGGCGGGTTGATCGTGCCATTTGTGCGGTTTATCCGTGCTGTTAGATCGTGCTGGTGGATCGCGCGCTTCTGCGCGTGCCTCCACATCGACCCGAGCGCCATTGGGGCACCCGAGGCGGCGAAACAGGCCAGGGTGTAGAGCGCGGCCTCGGTGCCGTTCAAGAGCGCCGTGGCTGCGATGGTCACCGCGCTGCCGGCGATGACCATGATGCTGGTGTATCCCTCGTCGCGCCTGGTGCGCTCCAGCCAAGCGACCAGGGCGTTGTATGCCAGGCCGAAGCCCAGCAAGGCGCTGCAGACGGGGACGAGGTTACGGTTTGGTGACAGTTTGGTGACATTTTGCGTGTTTTCGTCTCTACCGTGCATTGAAAACCTCGGTACGGTCAGTGCTGGATGAACTCGGCGAACTCGCCGTCGATGTAGCGGCGGGTGTCCCATTCCAGGTATCGGCGGCGGTCGGTGATGTGGGGGTCAACTGGCTTGGGCTGGTCTCCGGGTGCTCCCTTGCACCATAGGCCGGCCTCCGTCTGATGACTGTACCACACGTCCCCGTTCTTCTGTCTGCGTGTCATTTCGACGTGATGGATTGAGCAGATTGGAGCAGCGGCCGCCGCCTGCTTGCTGGCTGCTGGCTCTTCTTTCTCTGCTGTTTCTGGTTTCTCTGATGGTTCTTGTTTAGCATGGTTATGGTTTGTGTAGTGGTTTACCGTAACCGGTCCAACCGTACACGGTTCAACCGTGCACGGTCCAACCGTACACGGTTCAACCGTGCACGGTAAACCACTAGACGGTGGCGGTTCGGATTGCAGGAGCGCTGGCTGTGTGCTTTCGTACTGTGCCAGTTCTTTGTCTGACGGAAAGATGAGATACCTGTTACTGGTGAAGGTCCCGTCGGTGTGCATACTCTGGTGTCGCAAGAGTATGCGGTGGCCGTTGATGTAGGTCTTGCAGAGGTCGGAGAGAGCTCTCGAAATGGTGTCGACGTTGTAGCCGGTTTCCCGGGCGATTGTTTCTCGGGATGGCCAGGACCATCCATTTTCGTTGGCGTGGAGACTGAGGTCGGTGAAGACGGCGAGTTTGGCTCCCTTGAGCAGGTAGAGCTGGGATCTGAATGTGACGTCGACCTGGGCGTAGACGCGTTTGGTGGCTCCCTCACCTGGTTCCCTTTGTCGGCCGTTGAAGATGGTGATCAAGGGTGCTGGCATTGGCTGGCCTCGGTTTCTATGTCGGGCGGTGGGAGCGTCATGCCGGCGGTGATCTGCGGGATGAGGTTAGGGTCGACGGTGCGGTAGAAGTGGGCCAGGTTGACTTGGCGCAGATCGAGCTCGCACCAGAGACACCTACCCGTGGGTGTGATCGGGTTACGATCGTCGCCTGTTAATCTGCACTGGATGCATCGGCCGGCCTGGGCGAGTTTGGCACGTTTCTTCTTGAGGTGAAAAACCGTTAGTGTCTGGCAGCCGAGGAGTGTGGCTAATTCGTTCGGGCTGCGTGTGCCGTCGTCCAGTCGTTGGTAGCGGTGGTATAGCTGACTTGTGATCCTATGTGGTTTATGCTTTGGGTGGATAAGGTCGTTGGGCAGTACCTGGTGTGCGTGGCGACGGAGGGTGCTGTAGCAGACGCCCAGACTGCGGGCAATCTGGGCAAACGTAGCTCCGTCTCGTCTGAGCTGGGCGAGCTCCTGGTCTGTGATGAGTTCTGCGATGGGTGTCATGGTGGTCTCCTTTCTTGGCTGTTAGATCACGTGTTGTAGTGATTGCATGAGTTGGTGTCCGATGAATCGGGTGTAGGCTGGTGGGACTGCCTGTGTGATCTCGTGCCAGTCCATCCAGTGTATGCCCATTACCTGGCGCGCTTCCTTTAGTGAGGCAGCTATACGACAGAGCCTGTGTCCTTTGTAGCTGACGCGCCGAGCGTCGGGCCTCGAGCCGTAGACGCCAATCGTGTAGCTGTTGGAGTAGTGTCTGCACGGGAGCGCGAACAAGAGGACGTTGCTTTCAAAGTGGCGATGGCGTGCGAGGTGCTCAAGGCCGAACGATGCTCCACATAGTATTATCCCGGTGCGCAGCGGGCTTCCCTGTACATTCTCGATTATCCAGACCTTACCTGTAGCGGCGAGTGCGCGTCTGGTGGCGGCAATGAGGTCAGGTGGGTTGGGATTGGTACGTATCTGGCCAAATCTGGCGCGGGTGATTGCGCGCATGCCTGTATACTTCTGGCAAGGTGGACTGGCGTGTATTACAGAGTAGGGCTCGGAATGGTTCTTTAGAAATTCGAGAGCGTCAGCCTGGTGAAACTCGAACGGATAATGGGGTTGTGGTTTGTGATCTACGCCGGTGACATTGAAGCCGGCTTGTGCGTAGCCGGCTGAGGCTCCACCGGCTCCGCAGTATAGGTCGAGTAGGCGGGGTTTGGTCATGGTCTTGGCTCCTTTCTTTGGGTTAGATCGTGTGTTCTATTGATTTAGGGTTTACTTTCTGCTATAATGGCTGGGAGAGCCCCGGTGACTTTGCGGGCCGTCGGGACTCCCCCCGGATACAGGCGCTACTATGTCGATGTTGCGGTCACCGTTGTGCGCCAGGTTGAGTTCGGTCGTTCTGCGGCCGGCTACTGGTGTGCTGCGTGTGGCCGCTTTCTGCTGCCACAGGGGGGATGGACGTGCTGGGGGAGTGGATCCAATCTTACAAGGAGGACTGCTATGCTCTGTGTGAGGGGACTGGGGATCTGTACGCCTATCACTTGGATCGTTTTCTCGCGGCCGCCCCCGGGCTGAGGATGAGCGAGGTAACGCCTGCGGTGCTTCGGTCCTACATGGCCGGCCTTCGAAGGAAGGACGGCCGGGCGTATAGCGCGCACTACGTGGACCAGGTCTACCGCACTCTGCACACCTTCCTGTCGTGGGTCGTGCGTGAGGGCGGGATGGAATCCAACCCGCTGGACCACGTCCGCCGTCCACGCGTGCCTCGCACCAAATCGCCACGTCTCACGCTGGAGGAGGTTGAGCGGCTGTTGGAAGCGGTCAAGTCTGGGTCGAACCCTGCGCGCGACCTGGCGATGGTATGCCTGGCCGTGGACTCTGGCCTGCGGCGTGGCGAGATCATCACGCTCGAGCTGGACCACGTGGACCTGGGGGCGGGTGTAGTGCGGGTGATCGGGAAGGGCAGCCGGGAGCGGGAGGTTCCGGTAGGGTCATTCAGCCTGGTTGCTTTGAGAACCTACCTGGCGCTGCGTCCCACTGTGGCAACAAAAAAAGTCTTCCTCACTCGACGGGGAAGACCTTTTACTCGGAATGGTGTGCAGACGTTAATGTATCGGCTCAAGGAGAGAGCCGGCCTGCCACAAGTGCGCTGGCACCTGCTGCGTCACACGTTCGCAAACTTTTTCATCGCGAACGGTGGTGGCCTGCGGATGCTGGCCGACATTCTGGGCCACGCGTCCGTGGACACGACGGCGAGGATCTATACCGATCCTCGGCTGGGGGAGTTGCAACGGGCGCATGCTCGGGCGTCTACGTTCTCGGGGATGGGGATGAATGGGGATGAGGACTAGAACGTTAGCTACACTAGCTGACATTCATTTAGAACGCCAGCTTCCCAAGCTGGATGTCTCGGGTTCGAATCCCGACACCCGCTCTGGGGGAGGATTCTCTCCTCGGGGTCTTCTCACTGTGGATGTTGGTTTGTTAAGGTTCTGGGCCATCCACCGTGCGGTGGACCTCAAGCCGCTGTCCCTGCCTGGGCGGCGGCTTCTTTTTCGTCAGGTTGGCGCTGTTCTAGAAGGCGGTCGATGGATGCGCGGTAGATGCGGAGGGGGCTGTTGACGGCGGACGGGTTGAGCTTGTATGCTTCGAGCTGGCCGTCCTGGACCAGGCGGGTTATGGTGGATCTACTTACGCCTAGCAGGTCGGCGGCTTGTGCGGTAGTTACGGTGGATTCGGGTTCCAGGTCCATTGGCTGCCTCCGTGTTGCGGGTTCAGGTCGAGCCAGTATAGGGCGGTTGGCGAAGGTGTGGCGCAGGATGGAGTGGTGTTTGGACACTGGCTGCCTCCGTCGGTGTAGCTGTGCAAGTAATGCAAGTATAGCACAGTTTATTTTCCGTGTCAACCAGAACTTGTGTTCTAATGTTATCTAAGGCTGAACGTGTTCTGTTTGCATTGTCGGTCGGCGGTGGGGTGGGATGGCTGACTGTGCTGGAGTCTGGCCTGGTTCACCACCCGGGCGTATGCGCGGCTGGACTGCGGGGCCTGATCGTGGGCCTGGCGGTCGGGGCGTGTTGGGTGCTGGCGGGACGGCTGCGAAGAGTGTAGCGCAGGTGTAGCGTGAAAGTGTAACGCACCTGTAGTGTGGAGGACTACAGGTGCGTTTTTTGTTCGTAGAGTCGTCTAATCCTTCTTCAGCATCTGGTCGATGACGGCGGGCTGGAGATGCGCCTTGAGCACCGGCACCGGATCGACCCAGCGCTTGCCCTGGGTCTTGAACTCACTCCAGGTCATTTTGTCGAGACACATATCGAAGTGCAGGTGATCCCCGGTGTCTCCGCCCCTGTAGTCTCCCAGTTTCCCCAAGAGGTCGCCGGCATTTACGTGGTCCCCGATCTCGACCTGGAAGGTTTGTGGGTCAAGGTGCGCGTACCTGACATACAGGTCAGCCCCGTCGTGCTGGTGCTTGACGACGATCACGCCGAGCCATCCGTCTGAATGCCCCCTGTCGTGCACAACTCCATCGGCAATGGCCCAGATTGGCTGACCACGGTCTATGTCGCCATACGGGGCCTTGTCGCCGTTTAAGTCGATTCCGGTATGGCCGTCGGGGTTGGCCTTGCTCCAGAGGTGGTACTGGTCGCACTTCCACATGGTGGTAGGGAATTCTTCGCTTCCGACCGGATAGGCCCATTGGGTTTCGGTTTCTGGCGGCTGGGCAATGACGAGGGCATCGGGCAGGGTGAAGGTGGCGAGTCCGCCGGGGGTTTCTACTTCGATGGTGAGCGGTCCTGGAATATGTAGGGTTGCAGGCATTAGGGTTCTTGGGCTCCTTTGAATATGATGGGCCCCCAGTAGGTGTAGGGTGCACTGATGATGGTGTCGCCGGTTGTGTAGCCCTGGTCATCGTGAGCGAGGTGGGGGTCGGTGCAGCGTATGGTGGTCCATCCTGGGCCGGCGAGTTCGCACTTGTACCACTCCTGGGCGATGCCGAGGAAGTGTGGGTATTTGACGACTACGGGAGACGCGTACGGCCCGGTGCCTACGGTACTGGTGGCGACGATGCCGGGTGTAATGTGCGTGGCGTGGATTGTCTTACCGTCCTGGATGAGCTTGGTGTAGAGGTGGAGGGCGGGCGGGTCTGGGAGTGTTTCCGTGACGGGCAGGGTGTATGTAGCCGTGGTGTATCCGGTTGACCAGTCGAAGGTGAACGTGCTCGATGGCGGGGTGGCGGTGGCGCGCGGCGGTGCGTTGAGCGCGCGCGGCGGGTTGGCGGCTCGTTGTTCGGGTGTGGGCGTGGCGGGTGTGCATGCCGGGGCGAGTAAGAGAAGAGCAATGAGGATGTAGGGATGTAGTTTCACGTATGTACTCCTTAGTCGTTAGCTTGCTGTGGTGGAGTCGACGATCAGGCCAAGTTTCTCGAGCGCCGTGAGCAGGTTGGCGAGCGCTGCCTCCGGGTCGTCTCGTGCGCCGTCGATCTCTATGGGTCGCGGTCGGAGTTCCTGGGCGAGCTGGTCTAACTCGGTGTGGGGAATGTGGCCGGCGTCGGGCAGGTCATAGTGTCGGATTTGGGTCAAGTTTATCCCTCTCCTGGTCTGGTATACGTGACGGAGATGCCGGCAATTCTGATGTCCTGCTGGCTGCCGGTGTCGTCGTCGAGGTCCACACGCACCTGGATTTTGTAAAAGTCTGCGCCTATGGTCGTGGCGCGGACGACGGTCGTGTTGTTGCCGGTCGTGGCCGTGGTCCAGCTGGTGGCGTCGTCGGTGCGATATTTGACCAGGACCTTGAAGTCGGCGGCCTTCCCGTCCAACACGACGCTGATCTGCTCGAGCCGCTTCTGTCGCCCTGGTAGGTCAAGGTCCAACCACGACGTGACGACGTTGCCGTCGGCCAGTGGGCTCTCGGCGGCGGCGAACGTGCCGCCTAGATGATACAGTCCCTCACTGTCTGCATCCCATCCACTGACGACGAGTTCCCCTGCCCCCATCGTGCCGACCCACGGCTTGTATCCTGTGCTGGCGGTGGTAGTGAGGGAGGGGAGGTCTACGAATCGGTTGCCGACGAGGACCTTGAACGTCTGGGTGGTAGAGTCGTCCAGTTCGTACCACACGAGGTGATCGTTCCACACGGTCAACCCAATCGTCTCGGGGTTGTCGGGGTCGTTGGTGAGCGTGGCTACGGGCTCGATGCGCGAGCCGTTGAACTTGAAAATTGGGACGTCGCGGTCATTGTCGTATCGTTGAGTTCGGCCTGGGAAGAAGTAGAGTTCATCGTCGAAGACGGCAAAGGGCAGGCCGTATTCGGGTATGTCGCCGGTGCCGGGGATGTGGGCGAGCTGGGCGAGTGTGGCCGGTGCGTCGGTGGCTGCGTCGGGTAACCGGTACAGGTGGAGCGTGCCGTCGTCGCCTCGGGCGGCGATGAGGAGGTATCCCCGAAAGGCTGTCATGAACTGGATGTCCATGGTACCTATGGGCGTGTAGTGGGTTTCAAAGGCGTTGTCCGATGAATTGAGGCGTAGGACTTTCCCGGCCTCCGTGACGAGGTACATGCGGTCACCTGCCGGCGCCAGCAGATAGGCGTCGGTGGTGGCGTAGAACTCGGCGAGGGCGGTGGTGTAGGAAGAGCCGCGATAGACTTTCTTGTTGGCTCCGATGACGTAGAGATCGCCTCCCCAGTAGACGCAGTTGTGCAAATGCTTTCCTCCGAGCGCGTTGGTTGCGCCTACCAGGTCGTAGACACTGGCGAGGGTCCAGGTTGATGAGTAGTAGGTGGCTACGATCTTGGTCGCGGGTGTGCCGATGTCCTGGCCTATGAAGACATACCTGTTGTTCTCGTCGTCCCAGAACCCGGCCTGGATGTTCTCGATCTGTGCATGGGTGGCTTCCTGCGTGGACCAGTCGGGTGCGCGCTGGAGCAGGCCGTTGTGGTCTGGGAGGAGCGAGTCCAGGCTGTAGAAGTCACCTCGGCGACGGAAGAGCGTGACGGCTGGATCGGTCCATTCTCTCTGGACCCACGTCTTTACCTGGACGGTCACGGGTGTATCCCCTTGGGGCGTGGGGCCGACGACGAGGGGCAGAAAGGCGAGGAATGCGGCTGCGATTCGTGCGGCGTTTGAGGTGTGCATTGACTGTCTCCTTGTTCTGTGATGGAGACATTGTAGCACGGTGTGGGTTTCATCGCCAGCTGCCGCTTTCGGAATCCCATCTGTCGAGCGCGGGTGCGCGGGCTATGCCTGAATGCCTGGCTGCCTCCCGGCTGGCCAGCGCGTTGAGACCGCGCTCGAACTCTTTCAGCCTGGCGTCGGCCCAGTCTCGGAGTTTTCTCGGTACGGCGCGCTGGGGTTGTTCCTGGACGCGTTCCTGTGCCGCGTATCCGGCCGCTCCGACGACGATCAGGTTCTGGGCGTGATCGTCGAAGGTCGTGACGCTGGCGCCGGCGAGTCCGTTGATGCTGTGGAGGGCCGTGTACCAGATTCGGACGACGTCGTCCGTGACGGGTTCGTCGAGATCGTCGATGTACAGGAGATCCCCCGACCAGAGTTCAAAGTCGCGCCAATTGGGCGGCTGGGCTGGGTCGGTGGAGTCGTAGGGCCACCATACCCGATCGATCTGGATATAGTCCGTGATCGAGGAGATGTCCACTTCCCTGCCGTCGGCTTCGAGGGTCAGTGAGGTGATGCGCCGGCGGGGTTTGACCTCGCTGTACCGCTGTAGTGCCCAGACGATTGCCTCGTCGATGTCGTCCTGGTCGTAAGCGTAGGCGTACCGTTGCCACGCGGGCGGGCGGCTGCGGGCTCCGTACCTGAAGTTCTTTCCTTCCTCCTTGGCCCACTCGATGAGGCGGTCGACGACCTCCTTGTCGACGGTGAGGGTCTCGGAAAGTTCGACTGCCCGAGCGCGGGCGGCGAACATGGCGGCTCCGCTGACGAGATAGCTGACGTCCTCCTCGGGCACGGTGGTGGCGGTGGCGGAGTCCAGCCCCTTGACCGTGTGCATCTTTGTGTACCAGATGCGCACGATGTCGCCGTCCTGTGGCTCGTCGTCGTCGTCGATGTAGATGATCGAGCCGGGCCATACCTCGAACTGTCTCCAGTTGGGTGGGTAACCGGGGCTCGACGAGTCATAGTCCCACCACACCTTTTCGACCCGCACGACGTCGGTCAGGCTGGAGATGTCGATCTCGCGGCCGTCGGCGGACAGGGTGACGGTGCCGATGGTGTGGTCCGGGCTGACCTGGCTGTACTGCTCGAGTGCCTCCCTGATGGCGTCGTCGATGTCGGTCGAGCTCCACCTGCTGGCACCCGAGTCCTGCAGGCGGCTTTGGACCCGGGCACGCAGTCCCGTGGATGCTGTAGCGAGCTGGATGGATGAGGCGGTGACGGCGAGGGGCTCGGTGAGACCACTGGCTCCCATCAACTGGGTTTTGATCCTGTCTCTGATGGTGGTGAGCGTGGGTGTGGTCGATCCCGAGGCTGGGGTTCCTGTTCCTGATCCTGTTGCCATATTTTACCCTACTGTCACGGGGAGTGGGTTGTCAAAGATCCAGTTTCTCTTATGGCGCCACAGGTAGTATGTGCCCGGGTGGAGGTAGAAGGTGACGCGGCCAAGGTGGTCGGTGGTGCCGTGGGTGGTGTGGATTGCGCCCTGGGGATCGAGGCTGACACGGACCAGGCACCCGGGGCAACGGGTTCCGTTGTTGGCGCTTTCGACGACGTGGGTGAAGGTTTTCTTGTCGTCTCTGGTCACGATACCGTCTCCGTGTCGGGGTTGGTGAAATTCCATCCCGCCTTCTGCCTCCAGACGTAGTATGTCCCGGCGTCGAGATAGAAGACAACCTGCCCGTTGCCGTCCGTCTCTCCGCTGGCGACCACGTGGGTGCCGGCCTCGTCGCTGGTGACCCACACGTCGGCGTCTTCGATGGCTTCACCATCGACGGTGGAGGTTAGGGTGTAGGTGAATGTGATCGCGCCGGTGCCGGAGGTATAGGTCTGGATCGCGGTCGTCTCGGAGTGGACGAGGATCAGCTCACTCTCGATGGCGGCCGCGTCGGACTGGATCGCCGTGGTCTCGCTGTGCACTGTGGTGAGGGCCGCATCGATGACGATCACGTCACTGGCTACGATCGTGGTCTCGCTGTGCACCAGGATCAGCTCTGACTCGATGGCTGCTGCGTCGGACTGGATGGCGGTGGTCTCCGAATGGACGTTAGAGATCGCGGCATCCAGGACGATGATGTCAGAGGCAATGACCGTGGTCTCGGAATGGGTGATGATCAACTCTGACTCGATGGCGGTGGTATCCGACTGAATCTTGGTGGTCTCCGAGTGTACGTTAGAGACAGCGGCGTCGATGACGATCACGTCACTGGCTACGATCGTGGTCTCGCTGTGCACCAGGATCAGTTCGGACTCAATTGCCACGAGGTCCGAAGCCTGCGCGACAGTGAGGCCTCCCCCTGCTGCCTCGATGGCGGTGGTATCGCTCTGGATGACGGTTGTCTCTGAGTGAACGATGATCAACTCCGACTCAATGGCCGTCGTATCGCTTTGGATGACCGTGGTTTCCGAGTGCACATTGGAGAGGGCCGCATCCAGGACGATCACGTCAGAGGCAATGACCGTGGTCTCCGAGTGCACGGTGGAGATCGCGGCGTCGATGACGATCACGTCACTGTCGATGTGGGTGGTGTCGGAGTGGATCTTGGTGGTATCGGAGTAGATGATCGTGGTGTCGGAGTAAATCTCCTTGATCCCGCCGGCGACGGGATATACGACAACGGGGGTGGTCTTGGCTCCGCTGGTGGACGTCTTCACAATGAGTGCTACCGTGTCGGCGTCCATTTCTGAATCCGTCAGGTCCAGGTAGTACATCCCTGAATTGGTTGCGATTTCGGTCGCCTCGTTGGCGCAGTCGGCGAAGGTGCCTCCGTCCTTCGAGACCTCGCTGTCCAGGTCGGCCGCACCGGTCACCAGGTCGCCGTCGGCGTCGAAGATGGGGAACGTGACGCGATAGGCCGTGTTTTTCTTGGGTAGAGGTCGGGCGTCACTGGCTGCCATTTGTCACCTGTTGGATGAGCGTGATCATCTGGTTGGCGGTGTCGGCGGGGTTGAATAGGTTCTCAGCGGTGCGACGGTTCGGGGCGGTGTGTTCGACGGCGCGCTCGATCTGGTGAGCGTATGCGTCCAGGTCCTGCGGCTCTGCCACGAAGGGCGTGTACCATCGTTTGGCGGGTGCCATGACGACGTTAGAGCCGCAGGCGAGCGGCTCGCGCACACTGCGGGTGGGGATCCGGTGCGGGGTGATCACGACGTCGGCGGCGCGGTAGACGTTGTCGAGGCCGTGGACGATTGGCTGGACCTCGCCGAGCATTCCCTTTTCGTGCAGTGCCTGCTTGAGGACTTGCCAGGCGCCGCCCTTCTGAGGTGCCGCGTAGATGTGGAGCTTGGCCCGTGGGTTACGGAGGGCGAACAGGTGGAAGGCGTTGACAATGTGGTATGGCGTCTCATCCTCGCGCCACATGCTGGCGCAGACGACGTTGACCTGGGCCTTGTGGCCGTGAAACTGGTATCCGCTGGGTCCGTCGGGTGTCCAGTGATTGAGGTCGACGGGCGGTGGTATGGCTTTGAGTTTCTCGGCGGGCAGGATTGTGGACCAGTACGGTAGGAACTCGGGCCAGAAGGTGACGAAGAGTTTGAACCTGGGATCGTTTCGTATGCGTGTCAGGTAGGTGTAGACGGGAATCTTCTTGGCGGATTCCAGTAGAAACGAGCAATGAGGGCGCCCGTGCAGAACGTGGATGATGGGCAGTTGGAGGGCGTCGAGATCCTTGCTGAGTCCGCTGTGGTTCACGATGGCGTGACAGCCGCGGGCAAAATCGGTGCCGACGATCGGGACACCGCGGTCGGTGGCCTCGCGGGGCTTGACCGGATCGACGATGCGCGCGTCGATCGCGGCCGCGCGCTCGGCGGCGACCAGGTCGCGTGTGGTCTCGTACAATCCGGCGCGGTGTGGTGTGACGACTGCGACGTGGGCGACTCTCACGATGCTACCCTGGGGTGCCACTGTCGCAGATGCGGCA